ATCAAAGAAGCACGCGCTGCTGAAGGTGTTAAGACTTTCGGTTCTGCAGTAGTTACTCGCGAAGCGATGACCTACGACAAGGGCAGCGACAACTCATTCGTTCGCGACATGATTGGCGCAACCCTTCGCAACGACTCAACTTCATGGGAACGCTTGCATCGTCATCAGCAAGAAGTTGCTGTTGAAACTCGCGACATCGGTCGTAGCGATGGTGCTGGTGGAGATTTCGCAATTCCACTCTATTTAGTAAATGAATACGCTGAGTTCAGTCGTGCGGCTCGTGTTACTGCAAACCTTGCAACTAACATGGCTTTGCCTGCTGGCACTGACTCAATCAACATTCCACAAATCACAACTGGTACTCGTACCGGCTTCCAGGCTGCTGATAACTCAAGCACCTACTCACCAGCCAGTCCTCGTGACATGGTGACTGCTACTGTGACTGCACCTGTTCGCACAATCAGTGGTTTCCAGAATGTTTCGATTCAGTTGGTTGAGCAGTCACCAATTAGCGGTGGCCTTGACAAATTAGTATTTTCAGATTTGATGTCAGATTATGCGTTGCAGTTGAACACTGCTGTTGCTGGTAACTCTGCTGGTACTTCAAACGACCTAAAGGGCTTCACTTACCTTGGCTCAGATAGCACAAACGGCTCTCCTGTGACCTGGACTGAATCATCTCCAAGTGCTGTTGGTGGCTTGACTGCTATCACAAAGGCAATTTCACAGGTTGTTAATAACCGTTACCGCGATGTTGAAGCAATCGTAATGTCTGCTTCAACTTGGTACTGGTTAGCAAGTTCAGTGGACAGCCAGAACCGTCCACTAATCGTGCCTACCGGCAACGGCCCATTCAACGCAGCTGGCGTTACAACTGCACCTGGCGCACCTGCTGGTCTAGTTGGAACAATCTACGGCGTTCCTGTTTATGTTGATGCAACTCTTAAGAATGCAGTCGGAACAAACCAGTCACCAATCTTGGTTGGCAAGTTCTCTGATTCTTACTTGTTCTCCTCAGGACTTAAAACTGCTGTGCTTCCGGATGTTCTGTCAGCGAACCTAACCGTTCGTTTTAGAGTTCATTCTTATGTTGCTCTTGCACACCGCTACGCGAAGTCAGTTTCTGCCATCACTGGCACTGGCGCAATCACGCCTTCAGGCTACTAAGCCAAACAATGACGGTGGCGACCTCAGCAATGGGGTCGCCACTTTCATCTCCAAACTTCAAACTTTGTAGGGGTACAAATGGCAGGGATGAAAAGTATTTTGCTTGAGGCAGTTGTTGCCTTGCAAAAAGTGATTGACAACAATGGCACTATCGAGATGGTGCTTGATTGCATGGATCACATTGATGAGTTACCAATTCCAAACATCGAGCGTGAAACCCGATGAGGTCACGCGAAACTGTTTGCATCGCCATTCCGCATGATGGCACTATCGATGCGCAAATGACTTTGGACTTGGTTTCTTTGATGAAGGAACGCAAGACAAGAATTGATTCACTTCAATTAGTGCATGGCACTGGCCTTCTTGCTCGGACTCGTAACATCATTGTGAAAAACTTTCTTGATGATTCGAATGCTGACTGGTTGTTGATGGTTGATTCTGACCAGTCGTTGCCGATTTCGGCTTTTGATTTGTTGGTCGATTCTGCGCATCACGATGACCGACCTGTTGTTGCTGGTCTGGTGTTTGCGCAGTTCTTTGATAATGAAGTGATGCGACCTGTGCCGGCGATTTATAGCATCGCAGCTGATGGCGCAATGATTCCGATTGACGACTACACCAAGAACTCACTTGTTCAAATTGATGGTTCGGGTACTGGTTGCATCATGGTTCATCGCAAGGTTCTTGAGGCTATTCGTGCGAAAGCGAATCCGAATCAGGGAACTGACTGGTGTTGGTTCTTTGATGGTGCGATTGGTGGTCGCTGGTTCAGTGAGGACTTGTTGTTCTGTCGCAAGATTCTTGCACTCGGCTTCCCTATCTTTTGTCACACTGGCGCGATTCTTGGCCATCACAAACAGTTCTGGCTTGATGACCGTCACCACGATCAGTGGCGAACTGCTAACAAAATCTAATCTCTCGGGGGTAGTGAATACCCCTGCCACTATCCCCGAGTCCCTTTGAAGGAGTGTTGATGTCAACAAGTTACCCTGGCGCATTGGATTCATTTGTGAATCCAACTGCTTCTGACACGCTTGACAGCGCAACTGTTCCTCACGCTGCGCAGCATGACAACATCAATGATGCGATGAGGGCTGTTCAGGTTGCTCTTGGTGTGAATCCGCAGGGTGGTTCTGCGACTGTTGTTGCTCGGTTGACCACGATTGAATCGAATGTTACTTCCGCGACTTCGACTGCTAACACCGCTTTGTCAACTGCGAACAGTGCAAGCGCAACGGCGAACAGTGCAAGCGCAACGGCGAACAGTGCGAATGCGACTGCTATAGCTGCGCAGAGTGCTGTTGCTGCCAAGGCCAATGTTGACCAGGCAATGTTTGTCGGAACTACTGCTCTAACAATCAACCGTTCGTCAGCTTCTCAGACTTTGACTGGCGTGAGCATCGATGGTGATGCAGGCAATGTCACTGGCGTTGTTGATGTTACTAATGGCGGAACTGGTAAGACTGCGATTCCTGTTGCTAGTGATTGGGTTTCTGGCAGGACTTATGCGGTTGGTGACATTGTTGTCAGCAATCTTGCGTATTGGGTTCGTCGGACTAATGGTTCGGGAATTATCGGCCCAGGTGGCGACCCGACTAACTGGGCGCAACGCACTCCAACTGCGGCAACGAATGGTTCGTCATCGGCTGGTTCTTTTGTTGGATACAATGTCAATGGTGGCATTTTTGCTCAGGGTATTGGTATTGCTGGTGTCGGTGGTTCTGCGCCTTCAACTGGTTTGATTGTCAGCAATGGTGGCATAACAGTTCAGGGAACTGGTAACGGTGTTGCTATTTCTAACAATGGCAATGTGACTCTCGGCAGTTCCGGCACTGCTGGCGGTTCGATTATTTTCGCCACTGCTGGCGGTGTGCAGTTGTTGCAGGGAAGCACTGGCACTGGTTCGCAGACTTTGCCTGCGACTGCTGGAACTTTGCTCAATACTGTTTCAAGTCTTGATCCAACTAAACTTTCGGCTGGCACTGCTGGCATCGACATCAGTGGCAACGCTGCAACAGCTACTTCGGCAACGAATGTCAGTGGAACTGTTGGCTTCGCTAATGGTGGAACGAATGCGACAACTTTCGCAGGTGCTAGGGATAACCTTGGAATCCTTGGCGGTTTCCAAGTTTTGACGAGCGCAACAACAAACGGAAACGGAACATCTCTTGTTTCGATTTTCCCAAGCGCAACACAGAACTTCACACTCAAAGCAAACACTGTCTATTTCTTTGAGGCAATGACTATTTTGACGAAGGCTGCTTCTACTGGAACGAACGGTTCTTGGGTTGTTGGTTTCAACTTCAGTCAAACAACTCAGAGCTTGTATTGGGATGCTTTCGCTTCGAGTCGCAACTTAACAACTGGAACTTATACCGGTGGCGATGCTGGAACATCAACAACGATCACCATTGGAACTGCGAACCAGACTGCAACCACTTCGGTGATTCGGTACAAGGGTTGGTTTCAAGCCAATGCCACCACTGGCGGAACTCTTGCCCCAACTTATGCCCAGCAGGTTGCGCCAACTTCGGGCAACCCTCTTTGTCAGCCTGGCACTTATTTCAAGTTGTTTGAATACGGCACTTCGCTTCCTGTTGTTTCTGGTTCGTGGGGTGCTTAATGTCGAAGTGTCGTTCGGGTTGCAAAACTCAAGATCATGATTCTTATGGCGAATGCTTACAAGCTGCGAACATTGCGATTGATAAAACATCTTTGAAAGTGAAGTGACATTGTGGTTGCGCAAACATCGATGATTCCTCGCATTGTCACCGCATCATTGACGAATCAATTTGTCTACAACAATCAGGCGACTGGTTACAATTCCGGCATTGCCTACAATCAGCGAACTGCCACCAACGGCAACGCTGCGCCTCGCACTGTTGCTAGTGCAGTTGCTAGTTCTCGAACACCTTCAAGCGCATCCATGAAAGCGAGATAGTCAATGGCTTCTTTTGACCTTGGTGATGTTGTTGCCCTTGGCATAACAATCACAAACAGTTCAGGCACTGCGCAGAATGCCACTGCTGTTGTTTGCACTGTGACTTTGCCTGATGGCACTAGCGCAACGCCGACTGTCACTAACTCTGGTGCTGGTCTTTATGACATTGCTTATTCGCCAACACAGTCGGGTCGCCATGTTGTGCGTTGGGTTGCTACTGGTACGAATGCGAGTGCGTTCACTGATGAGTTCACTGTTCGCGATCTGACAACTTTGCCGGTCGTGTCTTATGACATGGCATTAAGTCACTTGAACATTCCAGCGGCTTCAGCTGACCAGGAGGAAATCCGTCGCTTCATCGATGCTGCGCAGGACTTGGCCGAAAACTATGTTGGCGCAGTTCTTGGTCGCCGAACCATTACCTCGGAAAAGTATGACGGCAACACTGATGTTTTGCGCCTTCGTAATCCTCGAGCAATTAGCATTTCGAGCGTTTATGAGAATGGCGATTTATTAGATTCGAGCCAGTACCTTCTCGATTCGACAGGTCAGCGACTTTACCGCTTATCGACTTCGAGCCTGTCATCGACAACTTATGGTGCTTATGGCTATTGGGCAGCAGGGGTCAATTCTGTGTCGGTGACTTATGTTGCAGGCTACACAGTTACACCGCCAGCGGTTCAGCAAGGTGTGTTGGAAATCCTTCGTCACTTGTGGACAACTCAGCGCGGTGCTGTGAATGTTATGAGTCGCACTGGCACTGGTGATGACTTTTACACAGGCGCAACCTATTCTTTGCCTCGTAGGGCTATGGAACTTCTTGACCCTGCTTCTTTGCCTGGGCTGGCGTAATCATGGCAACAACAGCGTTTCCAACAGTTGTCAGCAACATCATCTCCCAACTGGGGGCATCAGCGAATTTGAGTGGCGTTCGAATCTTTGACGGCATCGAAGTTGATGCGAGTTACCCAGGTGACTTCATTGCGATTGGTCATGATGGCACTGATGATGGCGATGTGAATGCAGTTTCTATGACTCAGACTTATGACCAAATCGGTGCAAAGAAAATGTTCGAGGATGGCAGCATTGATTGCTTTCTTGCATCATGGAACGGCACAACGAACCTCTCAGAGCGTCGCTCACGAGCGTTCGCGTTGATGTCGGCTGTTGATACCGCAATACGGCTTGACCCTTCCTTGGGCGGTTCTTGCCTGTTCTCGGGTATTGCCCAGAACACAACTTCTTATCGTCAAACCACCGCAGGTGTTGCAGTGGTTATTTCGTTCACAATCACCTACAAAGCCAGAACCTAGGAGAACAAATGGCAACCCTGAAAAACATAACTTCAAGTGATCTTGAAGTTCCATCACTCGGCCAAGTCATCAAGGCTGGCGAGTCAATCGAAATCGACGACTCTTTGGTTGACGGTTTCTCTGCACAAGTTTCGGTCTGGGAAGTTTCCCAGTCGAAGTCCACAACCAAGCCGGCTGCGCCGGCAGAAACCCTAGGAGAATAAGTCATGGCTGTCGGTGCTGGCATTGCTTCCTCGCTCGGAATTTTCACAGGCGAGGCATCGTTTGGAACTTTCCCTGCTTCTATTACTGCTCAAAAGTTTTACGAGTTCAACTCTGAGAACTTAAAATTCAACAAGAACATCAAAGAGGGCATGGGCCTTCGTGGTGGTGGTGTCACGATGCGTGCCAACCGTCGAGTTCTTGTAACCTCTGATGCTTCGGGTGATTTCGAAATTGATTTGCCGACTCGTGGTTTGGGTCTGCTTCTTGGTTTGTCGATGTGCAACCAGGCAGCGCCAACGACTTTGACATCAGGTGTTTATCAGGCTGTCTACACTTTCGGCGATCCAGTTGGTGACAACTTCTCAACACAGGTGAAGGTTCCGAACTACTCTGGCTCGTACACCACCAAGACTCTGTCGGGT